CAGGACAACCTGACCGACTTCGAGAATAACTCCAATAACGAGTCTACGCTCGCTGCTACCTCGGTGACTGTTAATCAGATCACCAAGACCTTTACCGTCACGCAGCAGGAGTTGAATCAGGGTTTCCAGTTGGCTGATCTCGCTCAGGGTTCCGCTGAGATCTTCGCTCTTGCTATTAGCAAGAAGATCACCGCTCAGATGACCGCTGCTCTGTTTGGTGCTGGTACTGTTATTGGAACGGCAGCCAACTTCGATTCCTCGGACATCCCTGCTATCTTGGCCTTGGCCAAGAACTACCGTCAGAAGCTGCTGCTGCTCGATGGCGGACACATGGCTCGACTCATGTTCTCCGGTCAGTTGACTGCTGCCGCTGGAACCAATCCGTTCCCTGATGCGCGCTACGGTCCCCTGAACAACGGTTATTTCGGATTTGCGAACATCTTGGAGCAGAACGACTGGACTGGAGCTATTGCGAACACCGCTGGTTTCGTCTGCGGTCAGGACGCTATTGCGGTTGCGAGCGGTCTGCCGGTTGGAATGATCGCTGGTGAGTTCGTCGAGCAGCGCACTGTCGAGTTGAGCAACGGTCTGTCTGTGTTGCTCTCTGTGTGGTACAGCCGCGCTTCCCGCGCTCATATGGCTTCGTATGACATTATGTTTGGTGCTGCCGCTGCGGACACTACGCAAGCTGAAGTTCTGGTGACCGCTTAATCCTTAAGGATATGCGTCTAGCTACTACCATTGCAGTGGACAAGAACGGCAAATCTAAGCTCGTTGCTGGTCCCGATATTGATGCGTCTCTCCAACGCGACAATTTCAACACTGCGAATGTCCCAGAAGGAGGCAAGCTCGTACTGTGGGTACAGGGAGCCTTAGCACCGAAAGTTCGTAAGGGTTAACCGTTAAAATTGGGGAGGTCGCTGGAAAGTTCCGGTGACCTCCCCTCTAACCGAAAGACAAAATGGCTGGAGTTCAAACCGATATTGCAACGCAGGATTCGATGGGTTTTCAGGGAGCAGTCCCTATCACCACAACCGCACTCAATTCTGCTGGCTATACTGCAATCCAGTTTGCCGAGAGCGGGACTCTGACTAGCATTGCTGGTCTTGGATTCTCTGGCACTTGGACTGGTATCACGTTCCCCGCTGGATTCATCATCCGTGGACGTATCACTAGCTTCCAGTTGGCTTCCGGTAAGGCTGTTGCATATCTCGCCCGTGCTTAATGACATTGGACCTGTCATTAGATCTAGCCGCTGAAGGGGATTCAGCGATTGACCCATACCCTCCCGCAGCGCGCAATATGCTGCAAGAGGACGAGTTTCTCGTCTTACAAGAAGACGGGACTTCCAAACTGATTTTCTCACTGATTACCGACTAACGCTTTCACATTATGCCAGACTCAAAGATCACAGCACTTGCCAGCACTGGAACCGGAACCGATCCGGCAAACGATCCGCTGGTCATCGTGGACGTTTCCGATACGTCGATGGCCGCTAGCGGAACGACCAAGAAGGTCACGCTGAACAACCTTCTGGCTTGTAGTCCCACCGCCACCCTCGCCAGCGCCACCATCACCGGCGATCTGACGGTGGCTTCTAGCATTCTGAAGGTTACCGGAGGCAATGTCGGTATCAACACTGCGACTCCGACCAATACGGCAGGATACAAGACTTTGGAAATTGTTGGAACCGGAGTTAATACGGGCGGCATGATCCGCATGAAGTCGAGCGATTCGAGCGTCAGTTCGTATGATTTTATCGATAATAATGGCCGAGGGATTTTCGCTGTCAGCAATCACAACCTCCGCTTTGGTTGCAACGACATTGAGCAGTATCGGATTCAGCCGTTGGGCATCTTCACTTGGTACGACGGCGCTGGCGGCACTCGAATGACCCTCAACTCTGCGGGGCTGGGCGTGGGGGCGACTCCTTCGTATCAGCTTCATGTCGCAAAGTCTCAATCTTCGCAGACAGCGGTGTACATCGACAACCAGCAGAACAATGCTGCTGCATCGTCCGCACTTTTGCTTAGTGCTTATGGTGGTCAGTGGAGCCTATCCGTTCCCCAATCTGCCACCTTTGTCAACCCGCTGATCTTCAAGTTTGGATCGACGGAGATGATGCGCATCGACTCCTCCGGCAACGTCGGCATATCCGTTACGCCGAGTGCGTGGGCGGCTGGAGCCAAAGCACTTGAAATCGGATCATTGGGAAGCGGAATCAGCAGCGGATCTACATTCGGCGGAACGCTGTATTCGTCCTGCAATGCGTACAATGATGGTTCTTGGAAGTACGCTCGCAACGCTGCGGCATCGTTGTACGGAATGAACAGCGACAAATCGTTCGCTTGGTATCAGAACAGCAATTCGCCTTCTGTTGGTGGCGCCATCACCTTCACCCAAGCGATGACGCTCGATGCGAGTGGGAATTTGCTGGTGGGGACGACTACAAACACAAACAGCTCTCGCGTTTTTGCTCGTGGAACTGCATCAAGTTCCGCTCTGGCACTTCAAGGTGCAACTGGAGATGTTGCTCTTGCTCAACTTACAGTTGGTAAGTTTGATAACAACACAACTACTTCTCAAGTTTTTGTTCGTTTTACAATCAACGACAACTCTGGAGGATCGGGTCAAATCAACGCAAATGGTGCAAGCCAAGCCGCTTTCGGTTCGTTCTCTGACTCCAGACTGAAGGAAAACATTGTCAGCCTTCCCTCTCAGTTGGCCAGCATCCTGTCGCTGCGCCCTGTCGAGTTCGATTACAAGGACGGTTCCGGTCATCAGATCGGCTTCGTTGCTCAGGAGATGCAGGAGGTTTATTCCGATGCTGTTGGAGAGCAGAACGGATTCCTGACCGTCACCGGATGGAGCAAGACCGAAGCTCGACTTGTGTCTGCCATCAAAGAACTCGCTGCTAAGGTTCAAGCTCTGGAAGCCAAACTCGCCTAATATCCCATGATTACCCTCTCTTGGATCATCGAACGCCTTCTCTGCAAACCCGTTGAAGGCTCCCTCACCGATGTCGTGATTACCGCCGATTGGCGATGCAACGGCTCGCAGGAATCGTTCAGCGGCACTTGCTACGGATCGACCAGCTTCGCTCCGCCGAGTGGATCGTTCACGCCTTACGACCAACTGACCGAGCAGCAGGTGCTAGACTGGTGCTTCGCCAATGGCGTCGATCAAGCGGCCATCGAAGCGAACGTGACGCAGCAGATCAACGACCAGATCAACCCGCCGATCATCGCTCCGCCGCTGCCGTGGTTACCTCCGGTGATGATCGTTCCGCCGATGCTGCCGCAGGTGGAGCCGCCGCTCGTCAATGCGGAAACTCCTGTCGCCGCTGTTGACGAACAGCCGGTTGTTTCGGATGCTCCGGCGGCATGATTACAATCGAACTTACCACTGAGCAGGCCAATCAACTCCTCCAACTCATCGACATCGCCATCAAAGCTGGCGGTTTCCAGAATGCAAAAGTAGGAGTGCCATTGGCCGACCTCATCATCGCAGCCGCACAACCTAAGCCCGAATGAAAAACTGGAAGACAACTGCGGGTGGAATTGCTGTCTTGTTGGCTGCGATTTCGGTCGCAATTAAACAAGCGATTGCAGGTGATATAAGTGGAGCCATTGCTGCTGCCGTTGGAGGTTGCGGAGCAATGTTCACTGCATTGAAGGCTCAAGACGCTTCAAACACCGAGAAGTGATGAAAGAGACTCTCCGCGATTTGGGAATCAACATTGGTTTGCTGGTTGCCGGTTTCGCGGGGAGTCTTGTCCTCGTCAAACAGGACGGACACAAAAGTTGGTTCGGAACCATCACCAGCCTTCTTGCTGGTACGTTGTCCGCCAACTATCTAACACCAGTGGCTGTCAGTTCCGCTGGTCTTGAAAACTCAAGCTCACAATACGCTGTAGCATTCATTCTCGGATTTCTTGGATTGCGTGGCGTTGAATACGTCATGGGCAAACTCGGATTTGGTCCTAAATGAACCCAGCGACCATCATCAACTCGCTCGCCAACGGAATTCTCACCGCTGGCGTTTCCTTGTTTATGATTATGCTTTATCGCTCTGATGGAGTGGTGAAGCGTTGGCCGATGACCGGAAGTGTGTTACTCAAGATATCTCTTGTGGCAACCGCATCTGGTGCGTTGTTCAACTGTCTTACACTCTCCACTCCTGCAACCAGCGAGATCATGCTCAACTGCGGTCTGGCCGGTGTTTTCGCTTGGGCAGCAGCCTTTCACGCAAAACTCCTAAAAGATGGACCCAATAGCAAGCGTGGCTCAGGGAATGACCGCCGCGACACTGAACAAGATTCTAGATCCGAAGGACCAGACGCTTGAAGACGGACAGAAAGACAATCGTCTTCGCGACGATCTTGCCGCTCGTGTTGCTGCTGCAGGGCTGCACCCCGACTCGGGTGGTGATGGTCCCATCGGGTCAGCCGGTAAGGTTGGCTGAGAGCGTCAAAGCCCATGTTTGGGCAAAAGATTCTGAGGGTAAGATCGTGAAGTCGAGAAACCGAGTGACAATCCACGAAGGGTGGTTTGTGCTGCCGAAAGATTAACCATGTCTCAACAAGTCATCAACGTTGGATCAACCGCAAACGACAACTCTGGAGACACGCTCCGTGGATCGTGGATCAAAGCTAACGCCAACTTTGATGAACTGTATGGCAACCTGCCGATTGATGACGCTCCGTCAACTTGGGTTCCTACGCTGATTGATTCCGGTGGTGGTCGCACGTTTGCTTTTACGGTCAACGCTGCTCGCCACACTTCAATTGGTTTTGTGTCCACCTTCACAGTTGATTTGACCATCAACTCAGTGATTGGAAGCTCCACCGGAAACCTCCGATTGAGCCTTCCCGATCCTTGCACTTACAACGCTGCCGTTTCGCTTTGGCTGACCAACGGAACCAATCAAGCCAAGACTGCTCTGATTGGACGAGTCATCGGAGGGACCAATTACTGTGAATTGTCAGCGTTTGAGACCGGAACCACTTCCAGTCTCGGTGGTCACGTTCAAGCCACTTCACGGTTGGTTGTCTCCGGTGTTTACTTCACAGCGTGAACCTGATTGCTACCAGTCTCCAGTTGGGGATGTCTGTGCTACAGAGCGCGATGGGGAATCCATCGTTCTTGTGGCAGGGAGTGCTGGTGCGTTGTCTTCCTGCTGCGATTACTGACGCCAACTCGGTTATTGCCGGTGGTTTCCAAGATAACGTCCAAGCGCGGATCTTGGTTAAATTCAGTGACTGGAGATTGGCAGACTCAACACTTGTAACCGTTGACGCTTCGGTCTGGTCTTGTGACGTTGGTTTCACCGCTGACCGTCTCTTGCAGGAGAGCGGAAGTCTACTCCTCCAAGAAAACACTGACCGCTTGCTTCTGACTTTCGGAAAAATGATTCCGGTGGTGGGTCGTATTGTGACCTACGATGGAAAACAAATGCGGATTATGTCCGCAAAGCGAGACGGCTCCGGTGCTTACTACGCTCTTGAGCTTGGAGCTAAGACCAAATGACTCCAACCGTCACAGTAGATACGTCCCGCTTTGACGCTGCGTGGAAGGAGTACATCCCCAAGACTCGGAGGTCTTTGGCTGATGCTGTTAACTCACGCACGTTTTTCTTGATGCTGCGGTTGTACATTCTGCTTCCGCCAAAGTCCCCACAAGCGGCTCGAAATAAGATCCTCGACTACTTCAATCGTCCGATTGGAGCGAGAAGGATTGACAAGAAGACCGGCAAGTTTCTCGGTCGTTCGCGTGAATTGCGCTTGGTCCACTTGATCGCTCAAGCAAAGAACGCTAAAGCGGGAAAACCCGGACTCTACGGTCAAGATATGCGTGACGCTGCTGGAAAGCTTCGTCGTCGCGCTGCTGGTTCAGTTGGTTACCTCAAGTCTGCTGTAACCAAAGCAATCAAGAAGCTGTCTCCGTCGTTTCAACAATTCGGTGGGACTCGACGAGCAAAGAAGGGTTCTGCTCAAGTGCGGATCGTTGCTGGAAATCAAGCTCTCATCAATCTTGCGAACCAATACGGGTTGCCTCAAGAGAACGTTTCAATGCATCGCGGATCTTCAGCGTATGCATACAATGCAAAGGCTGGTTTCTCACCGTCTAGTCATGTCCGCTTGAACATCGGTCTTGCTGACAACCAGATTGGAAAAGTTGAGTCAATCTACGCAAAAGCGATGCAACAAGCCTATAACGACGAAGCCAAAGAACTTGAGGATCACATTACCGCTGCGTTTCAATCGGCTTTTGATGGTTCTGAATCGAAAGGTATCGTTGTTCAATGAACGCTGTTGCTCTCAGAACTGAACGCGCTCTTGTCGATTGGCTTGCCGCTCAAGATTGGTCTGCGTCTCCGCTTGGGACTCCTGCTTGTCTCACCAGCTACGGACACGGAGCGTTTACAGATCCAGATCTAGAAGATCAGATGCCGGACTTCCCGCGCATCGTTGTGCGCTCATCGACTGCGGTTCCGGTTCATCCTATTGACCGGACTTGTGAGGTTGATGTAACCGCTACGCTTCAGCTTTCCGCTGACGATACGGCTGAATACAACGTGCTGGCTACCGTTGCAGCGTTTGAAAACATCCTGCAACCGCTATTCGTTGACGACAACATTTCAGATTTGAACGTTGGAGATTCCGATCCGTCTGGTGGCTTTGTTGCATACTTTGCAACGCCAACGGACTTTGGAATGAACGACACTAGTGAAAGATCTAGAACTTTCTCGCGTTCAATGCGAATCTTTGCAGCAGCAAACTCAATCTAACAACAACACAACATGGCAAATTCAAAAGGACTCGCTCTAGTCTATGGTGCGAAAGGAACGATAACACTTTTCACTCCTAGTGGAACGGCTTTGACAACTGGAGCAATCACCACCATTGAGAGCTACGACGCGACCCATGAGGCCGATGTTGAGCAGATTAAGAACTCTGCCGGTGAGGTTGTCGCTCAGGTCTCCGCTAATGAGCGCATTTCGCTAAACGTGACGTTTATTCCGTCCGCTGCGAGCTTTGCTCAAGCCAAGCTTGCCGCTGGTCTTCCTGCTGTGAATGGTTACGCTACCATTGCTTCCAGCGACGGCGTGACTATCGGCAGCGGAGCCTCAAATTCTCTGGATGGAAATTATGTCTATGCTGGTGGTGGAAGCGTCAAATTCACCAGCAGCGGAAAGGTTATGGTCACTGTGACCGTCACCAAGTATCTTGATACGACTGCGATGACTGGAAATGCCGCCGTATTCACGCTGTAATTGTGGCAGATCTTGCAAAGATACTCGCAGAGACCGGACCTCAAGCACCAATTGTGCTTGGGGTTCGACTCGTTCCCTACACCGTAGGTCATGCAATAGTGCTGCAACGGTTGGGTTCCCCATTTGTCATGGGTGGCGAGATTCAACCAGAAAACTTAGTGGAGGCTGTGACCGTTTGCTCACAGTCTCCACTTGAGTCAATTCGATCCATCAAGTCTCGTTGGAGCGGGTTGATGCTTTGGCTGTGGGGAAAGCGCATTGAGCGGATGAATGTTCTTGCCGAATGCGACAAGTTTCAGCTTTGGCTTAAAGAACAGTCAACCGCTCCCGAAGTGCTGATGGAAAGCGGCAGCAAGTCAAAGACTCCCGCAATGCCGTGGCCCGAACGGGTTCTTGTTGGATGTCTCAACATTGGGATTGCTCCTGACGATGCGATCCAGATGCCTCTTGGTGACGCAGAAAGGCTCATTCTAGCGCACGCAGAGATGATGGGTCACGTTCAGTTGTGGGACGATCAAAGCGAAGCAATCTGGCAGAGCCAACAATCCAATTGATATGGGAATACTTTCGATGCTGTTCAAGATTGGCGTTGATGCCACCAAGTTTGAGATGGATCTCAAACGGGTTCAAAGTCTTGGCGAGAAGTTTGGTAATAGCTTCAAATCAGCGGTTACGAGCAAACTTGGGCAAGCATTGACAGTTGGAGCCGTTGTCGGTTTTGCCAAAAGCGTAATGGATGCGGCTGATAGGATCAAAGACTTGTCAGATCAGTTAAACATTACGACAAACGATGTCCAGCGATTGCAGATTTTGTCTGGCGAAACAGGGATCAAGTTTGAGCAGTTTGCGTCCATTCTTGAGAAGACGGCAAAGGCAAGAATTGAAGCAACAAGCGGAGATGAAGCTCAGATTCAAAGCATGAAAGCTCTTGGTGTTTCGATGTCTGATCTTACAAATGATCAGATTTCAAACATTCAATTGAGCATCAAGCTTGCAAGTGCCTACAAAGACTCTGGTCAGTCTGCTCAAGCAACAACAGCAATAACTGATTTATACGGAACAAAACTAAGGGCTGCTGCTGCTGCGTTGGCTGATTATGAAAGCACAGCAAACAGAGACTTGATCTCTGAAAAGACAATATCAGACCTCTCAAAGAGCAATGACTTATTAGATGAGCAGTATCGCAGATTGAAAGCAATAAGCTCACCCACAATTGCTGCTGGATTGAAGGTAACCGCTGACGCTTTGGAAAACCTGTTGTCTGGAGTAAATTCCAATGCGTTGGATCAATACGCAGCAGTTGCGTCTGGACAGGTGAATCCAACAAAAGGAACGTTTATGCAATCGGCATTAGCGTTTAGCAAAAGCTCTTTAGCATCAAAGTTTGCAAACACGCTTAACGATACAACAAACAATCCGCCTCCGATTTCAGAACCTAAATTTGAGCGTGTTAAGGGGGACAAATTCTCTTTTGGCGGAACTCAAGACTCTCTTGCTCGCATTGGTGGATTCACTGGCTTTCAATCGTCTCAAGACACTGCAATCAGAAATGCGATTGAGCAGACGCTTCAGTTGAAGCTAATCGTTAAGAACACGGACAAGACTGCCAACAACACGCAAGACTGATATGGCAACGATTAAAACCAGTGTAATCACTCCAGTTGCAACTGGATACATTGAGATATCCCGCGAGTACAACAACGGCGATGGCACTGGTCGTTTCATTACCTACAAGTATCGCGGGAGCAAAGACGCTTTGCGGCTTGCGTCTGTTAATTGGGTTGCTGCTGGTGGCAAATATCAAATCACTGAAGACGGTCCTTATTCGACTGCAACTGTAACGTTTTCAGGGGTTAACTTTAACCCTAACAGCCCAACCGCTCAGGGTCCGCTAGACGAAGACGATCCTGCTCAGCGGTATGAGTTCCGCACAGAATACGTTGATGCATCGTTGTTTGAGCTTCCTGCCGTCCGCGCTGAAGCCAAAAAGAATCTTGATACTGAGTTGTACTTTGCAGCAGTGAAGCAAGCTGGAGACGATCCGAA